TGTCACGCGGTATCCGGGCCGGAAAAGCCGAAAGAGGACGGCATCGGTCATGACTTGCCAAGATTGGAAACGGTCGTGCCTAATGCTGTGGGAACGTATGGGCCTGCTGTGGCGGAGTGGTCTGCTATTCACCTTGGTGTTGAGCTCATGCCGTGGCAGCGTCACGTGTTGGACCAACAGCTTTCCTATGACGCGGACGGACAGTGGTGTCACAATTTGTCGCTTGTTTCGGTGGCGCGTCAAAACGGCAAGACCGTGGCGTTGGCTGCTTTGACGGGTTGGCTGTTAACCGAGTACCCGGTCATTGCCAAGCGGCCCATAACGGTGGTCTCTGTGGCACACCGGTTGGATTTGTCCACCGCCCTGTTCCAAGACCTTGCCCCCATATTGGAGGCCAAGTTCGGGGCCAAAGCTGTGTGGGCTTATGCGCGCAACAGCCTCACATTGGGGCAAACCAAATGGTTTGTCAAAGCCGCCAAACCGTCCGCCGGCCACGGCCTATCCGTTGACTTCCTCATCATTGACGAGCTGTGGAACATTGACAGCGACACCCTAGACATTGGCCTACTCCCAACACAGCGAGCCAGACTCAACCCGCTGTGTTCCATGTGGTCCACCGCCGGCACTGAGGCCAGCGTCGCCATGCTCCGCCACCGAGAGTCCGCAATCAGAGCCATGGACACCGGGCAGCCGTCCCCCATTTACCTCGCCGAATACTCCCCACCGCCCGAGCTAGACGTCATGAGCCCCGAGGCATGGGCATACGCCAACCCCGCGCTCGGCCACACCCTCAGCATGAAAGTGCTACAACGCGAGTCCGCCGCCCCCAACCGGGCCGGGTTCCTCCGCAGCTCTGTCAACGTGTGGTGTCAGACGGACGCCGGCTGGCTCATGCCGGGGCAATTTGACCTTTGCAAAACCGAGCTGCCCCCACACCCCGGCGGGGTGCTCGCCTGTGAGGTGTCCGTAGACGACGGCCGCTACGTAGGTGTACGTGCCAACGCCAACACCGAAAACGTCACCACCTGCACCGTCGCGCTTATGGCCGACACCCGGGAAAAATTTTGGGACTCCGTCCGCGAACAGCTCGCAGCCAACCCCGGCGTTGCGCTTTACATCACCCCGACACTGGACGCCCACTGTCCTTCAGATTTGATGCACCGCCGCAACGTATGGGGGTATCAGGAAATCACCCGGTACACCGGTCTCGTTAAACAGATGATTACGGAGCGCAAGCTAGCCCACACCGGGGAAACCATGTTGAGCGAACATTGCGGCCGAGCCGTTGCAGTGAAAACCCCGGGCAGTATCGCCATTAGCTCCAACAAATCACCCGGCCCCATTGAGCTGGCCCGGTGTCTCATCATCGCGGCAGCTTTGGCAGCTCGGCCACAATCCAACGTCCGGCGTCCAATGCTTGCCACGAGTTTGCCCCGCCGCGTGGCCTAGCATCACACCCATGGGATTGTTCACGCCACGCAAGGTGGAAATGGTCAACCGACCGGAAACCGCGGTGGCCGCTGCAGCAGCAGGCAACCCGCTCGTTGGTGACTTCATCAATTACACCAACAACGTAGCTGTTGAGGCCGCGCTCCAAATCCCCACCATTAGCCGTGCGCGTGACTTGATCTGTGGGCTAGTCGCGTCATTGGAAATCAAACAGTACGGCCGCCAATGGAACGGTGACAGCTACGAACGGTTTGAGCTGCCGCCAGACACATGGTTTCAGCAGCCCGACCCGAACGTCACACGCAATTTTATTTTGGCGCAAACAACGCAAGACCTCATGATGTGGGGTCGCGCCTATTGGATTGTTACCCGCCGCAACGCCGCCGGGTTCCCGTCAGAGTTCACGTGGATACCGTCGGTGGACGTCACCACATGGGACCAACGCAGCCCCGCGGTGCAATACTTCGGACCGTCAAACCAAATTTATTTCCAAGGGTTGCAGCTCAAAACCAATGACGTTGTGCAATTCCTCTCACCAATTCCCGCGCTCATTGTCACCGGACAACGTGCCATGAACACAGCAATGCGGTTGGACAAGGCCGCCGAACGTTTCGCGGTCATGGAACTGCCAGCGGGTTATTTGCGGCAGACCGGTGGAGAGCCGATGAGTGGGCAAGACCTTGCCGAGCTTGCAGCAGCTTGGGCGGAGGCACGACAAAACGGCGCGGTTGGTGCATTAAACGAGTACGTGGAATGGAAAGAGTCAAGCATTGACCCCTCAAAAATGGAGCTTGTCAGTGCTCGCCAATACCAAGCTGTAGAGCTGGCACGAGTCGCCAACATCCCGGCGTACCTTGTCAACGCTCCCGTCGGCTCAGGTATGACGTACCAAAACGCACAGCAGGCCCGTCAAGATTTGTACCTCTTTGGTGCAAAACCGTATGTGGATTGTATTGAGCAGACGTTGTCAATGCCTAGCGTCACGCCACGCGGACGTTACATTGAGCTGGACGTTACCTCCTATTTGGAGGAAAACGGGCTGTCCGGCCGGCAGGACAATGCTGCCCCTGCCGGCTCGGGCAGTTCACTGACACCGGAGGAGGCACAGTAATGCCGTACTACGTCACTGAGGAAGCTGAGGGTTGCGCCGGCTACGGCGTTGTGAAAGAGGACGGTGAGCTCATCGGCTGCCACCTGACACAGCAGGACGCCATTGACCAAATGGTTGCGGTCAGCATTGACGAGGGCATTGAGCCCGGAGGATTTTTGGAGGAAGAGGAGCCCGAGAAAATGACCCCTATGTCGGCCAGCAATTACAGCGGCCCCACTATCGTGTGCACCGGCACGGTCACTGTCGTTGAGGCGGCTCAGGGGGAGACAGCCCGACGCGAGATCAGCGGGGTGGCTGTGCCATACAACAAGCCGGCCACCGTGTCAGGTGGGCAATCGGTCATGTTTAAGCCCGGGAGCCTCATCATTGAGGCCGGCCGCAAACCCAAGCTCATGAAATACCACGACTCCACACAGATCGTGGGCGTGGTGCAGGCAATCCAAGAGACCGCCGACGCGCTCATGTTCACGGCCAAAATCAGTGCCAGCCGCGACGGTAACGACGCGCTGGAACTCGTCAAAGACGGGGCCATTGACTCCGTGTCCGTCGGCGTGGACCCCATTGACGCCGAATACGACGACGCCGGCAACCTTGTCGTCACCAAGGGACTGCTCCGAGAGATCAGCCTCGTGGCAGAGCCAGCTTTCCGTGATGCTCGTATTACGCGGGTAGCTGCGGCTAAGATCACAAACAATCAGGTAGAGGAGACAAAACCTATGGACAACATCACCGCTGAAACCGAAAAGCCAGCACCGGCTCCGACCGCTCCGATTTGGGCAGAGGCTAAGCGCGTCCCGTCGCGTCTCCCCTCGGCCGCCGAATATGTGAGCGCGTACGTGCAGGGTGGCGCAAAGTTCGCCAACGTCAACAAGCTCATTGCCGAATGGTCCGCATATCACAACCCGCTGGAGGCCGCTGCCGGTGACGTCGTCACGACTGACACGCCCGGTCTGTTGCCGGTCCCGGTTGTTGGTCCCGTGTATCAGAACATCAACTACCTGCGTCCGGTTGTTTCCGCAATTGGCGCACGTGCAATGCCCAACGGTGCAGGCAAGACGTTTAACCGACCGGAGATCACGACCCACACGAGCGTTGCACAGCAGGCCACTGAACTCACCGGTCTGTCGTCCACGACCATGGTTGTTTCGTCCAACATCGTGACCCGCCTCACGTTCGGTGGCACGGCCCTCATCTCAGAGCAGGACATTGACTGGACCGACCCGGCCTCCGTCAACATTCTCCTGCAGGACATGGCCGGCCAATACGCCGACGCGACCGACAACTACGCCGCAGATCAGATGCACAGCGGCAGCACCAATGCCGGCACGTGGAGCGGTGCAGCAGACACGCTGCTCGCCGACCTCTACACCATGGCGGCTGCGTGTGCGTCCAGCACCAACACGCTGCCCACGCACATGTTCCTTAGCGTGGACTCGTGGGCCAAGCTCGGCGGACTTGTTGACGGTTCGGACCGTCCGTTGTTCCCCAGCGTTGCCCCGATGAACGCGGCCTCCGCGTCCTACGGTGCAAACACGTGGAACGGCAACCCGCTCGGTCTGCAGCTTGTCGTTGACAAAAACTTTGCCGCCAAGACAATCATTGTCGGTGTGGCCGCCGGTCAGTTCGCTGGCTTTGAGATCTACGAAAACCAAAAGGGTGTCATTGCAATTGACAAGCCCGAGGTGCTCGGACGCCAGATCTCGTTCCGCGGCTACTTCGCCACGCTCATGATTGACGGAACGAAGTTCCAGCGCGTCAATTGGGCCTAAGCCTAGAAAGGGCCGCCGCCAATGGCGACCTACACAATCACTAACTCGCAGGTGGTGGACAACGTGGGGGTCATCCAGACCCTCACGCCCACCCCTGTGCAGATCGGTGACAGCATCACCATTAGCAGCATGACCGGGTGGGACGGCACGTACACCGTCACAGCTTGCCCCCAATATTTGTTTATTGGCGTGGACCAATACGGGGACTATCTGTACGACGACTCGGTCCTCCTCGCCAACCAAATTGCGTTTAGCAAAACCGCAGCCGACCAACCACGCACGGCCACGAGCGGAACACTCACCTACACCGTTACACCCACGTGGATTGTTATTGGTGACGTAGAGGACTGGCTCGGGTTCACCGTTGCCAACCCGTCAGCTGACTACGACCTCCTCGTCACCGCCACAGCTGCGAGCAATTTTTGGTGTTGGAACCGACGCCGAGAGGCCGGCTACAGCGACGCCGCCAACACCGCGCCCAACAGCTCGGCCAAGCTCGCAACAATCATGTACGCCGGCTACCTGTACCGGATGCGCGGCAGCATTGACCAATACGCCAGTTTTGACCCACTCGCAACCGGAGCTCCCGTCGGCGGTTCGTTTGGTGACATTTTGCGGCTGTTGGGATGTAACCGACCGCAGGTTGCCTAATGCCAACCACCGACATTTTTAACGACGGGTTTAACACCCTCGTCACCCGCCTCGGCCAGATCACGGGGCTACCGGTTGTTTACAACTCCGACCCTCGCAACGTTAACC